ACCGGATGCAGACATTGCCACACTGTCACAGCCACATTGGACTCCAGGCAACTTACATGACATGTTTAGGTGTCATACGGGTTTGCCACTAAAGCCCTGTATGGAGGTGGAACCTAAACACACTTTACACTTACATAAAGAACAAATATTACAAACCATAATCTACACTGAACATTGCAGTGAGACACATGGAAGGATACACACAACCGATAATGCTATTCTTAATCTGGTCTATCAATTCGTCAACCTGGTCAGATGTAATATCATAACGGCGACATAAACTATCTACATCAACGACACCATCCTGATCTGAGTCCTCAACAACACTAAACTCTGTAGGCACAAACGTACCACCTGGAAAGCGGTCACGGAGTGCTCGCATAATGCCACTGTCTGGTTCATGTACTAGACCAGCAACAACGTTCCGGATATAAATCTCACCTCTTTCAGTGTGTGACATTTTCCTGAACACTTCGGGTGAAACACAGATTTTGTGTGGCTGTAAATCGTCCTCAACAGAACCTAAGGATCTGAAAATACATCCAAAGTTCTTCACTACCAAAATCTTGCCCGTTGTGGACAGAATAGGAGACCTTTTCAAGAATTGAATCTTCTCGACAATGACATGGTCCAAATCACCACACCAATCCACAGTGAGCTGGTGGCCAATCATGGCTCCACCTATCCTCACGCACTCCTCAACCTGCCGCTTGTCGACTGGTTTAATTAAAACCAACAACTGGATGATGCTCAAGGCCACACCAGCTGAACCCCCCTTATTCAAAATAGTGGTCAATGTTGTACCTGACCCCTGTAATACCCCTTCTGGTCTGATTGTACACTCCGCTCCGTCTTTAAGTGAGCCAGCCTTAATTGGCAACATACACTGCTTCACGAGACCAACTGCCCGCTCAGCATTGAAATTTGCCAGCATAGCGCCCACAACAGAAAAAGCAAAAACATCCTGGGCACTGTCATTTGATGAAATGTCCGCATTAAATGCGTAACACACACCTCCCAGGGATACTGCCACTGCATGGTCATCACTAAAAACTAACCACACAATACGATCATGGCTACTGGAAACAGATACCATATCTTCGAAAGCTCTTAATATGTCTTCTGTTTTTGGGGCAGTAAAGAGGTATAAATTAACCTCAACACCATCACAAGTAAAATGGTGCAACCCAGAAATTGATTTCTTAAAGAAATTTGGTAATTCTGAGTTATACATGCTTCCATCAGCATAAGAAACATAAGCTCTTGGGACTTTATCAGGTTTCGCGGGTTCGCGTTTCTGCAGTGCCCTCAGTTTGCGCACCATCAAATCCCTATTCTCATGACATAA